CGGCTCTCGTTTGGGCGTTGCCTGTGAGCGAGCCCTGCAGTTCGAATATGCCGATGCACCAGTGGATATGGGTGCTGAGTTCCCCGGCCGCACGCTGCGCATCTTCGAAGTCGGTCATGCCCTGGAATACCTGGCCATTCGCTGGCTGCGTCTGGCCGGGTTTGATCTCTACACCCGCCGCAAGGAGGGCGGCCAGTTCGGCTTCTCGGTGGCCGACGCCCGTATTCAGGGCCATCTGGATGGTGTGATTGCCAATGCGCCCGCCGATCTGGGCCTCGCGTTCCCAATGCTCTGGGAGTGCAAGACGATGAACGACAAGAACTGGCGCGACACCGTCAAGAAAGGCGTGGCGATCACCAAGCCCGTCTACGCCGCGCAGATTGCGACGTATCAGGCCTACATGGAACCGACGATTCCCGGTATTTCCGACAACCCGGCGCTCTTCACCGCAATCAACAAGGACACGCAGGAACTCTGGTCCGAACTCGTTCCCTTCGACGGTGGCTTGGCACAGCGAATGTCCGACCGTGCGGTCCGGGTGATTCGGGCCACAGAAGCCGGCGAGCAGTTGCCGCGTATCGCCAGCGAGCCTGGCTATTTTGAATGCAAATACTGCTCGTGGTCCAACCGCTGCTGGAGTGCGCCGGCATGATCGATCTCAACGATACCGTAGGCAGCACACCGCAAAAATCGGATTCCGAACGCGATGGCTTGCGCGCGGATTTGCTTTGCCGTCTGGAGAACGTCCTGTTCGCACTCTATCCTGCTGGCAAGGTGCGCAAGGGCAAATTCCTGATTGGCGACGTGTTGGGAAGCCCCGGCGACAGCCTCGAGGTCGTCCTCGATGGCGACAAGGCCGGTCTCTGGACTGATCGTGCCACCGGCGAAGGCGGTGACATCTTCGATCTGATTGCGCGCCATCACCACATCGATGTTCAGTCTGACTTCCCGAAGGTCATGGCACTGGCGCGCGAACTGACGGGGCGGTCGGCGGTGACCCCGCCGAGGAAGCACAAGAAGGAAGCCCTGATCGACGAGTTGGGGCCAGCCACCGCCAAGTGGGATTACTTCACTGCCGAGGGCCAACTCATCGCCTGCGTGTATCGCTACGACCCGCCCGGTGGGCGTAAGGAGTTCCGGCCGTGGTGCGCCAAGCGCAAGAGGATGACCCCGCCGGATCCACGGCCGCTCTACAACCAGCCGGGCATGGCCGCGACCGATGCCGTGGTCTTGGTCGAAGGCGAGAAATGTGCGCAGGCCGCCATCGAGGCAGGCGTCGTGGCCACCACAGCCATGCACGGTGCGCACGCGCCCATCGAGAAAACCGACTGGTCGCCCCTGGCCGGGAAGCAGGTGCTGATCTGGCCGGATCGCGACAAAGCCGGATGGGACTATGCAATGGCCGCTGCTGATGCCGCGCTCTTGGCGGGCGCGTTGTCCTGCGCCGTCTTGATGCCACCGGAGGATAAACCAGAGGGCTGGGATGTGGCCGATGCGCTGACAGAGGGTTTCGATGTCCAGAATTTTCTGGCGAACGGGCCACGCATCACGGTTCACCCAACGGCGCAGGAGGACTCACAGGCCCAAAGTGAAACGGCAGTCTGGGCCACGGATGATGCGCTGGCGTTGTCCTTTACCCGGCGCTATGCCGACGATTGGCGTTACTGCGCACCGTGGGGAAAGTGGCTGGTATGGACGGGAAACCGCTGGCAGGCCGACGACACCTTGCTGGTGACCCACCTCATGCGGCATATCTGCCGCGAAGCAGCCATGAAAGCGGATTCGCATCGTCTCGCGGCCAAACTGGCTTCCAGCAGCACAGTGGGTGGCGTCGACCGCCTGGCGCGTAGCGATCGCCAGCATGCATCCAGCGCCGACGAATGGGATCGCGACCCGTGGCTCGCCAATGCGCCAGGTGGTGTCATCGATCTGCGCACCGGCAAAGTCCGAGCGCATGACCGTGCAGACCGCATGACCAAGATCACCACGGCGACGCCGAACGGTGTGTGCCCCCGTTGGTTGGCATTCCTCGCCGACATCACCGGCGGTGACAAGGATCTGGTGGCCTATCTGCAACGGGTCGTCGGTTACTGCCTGACGGGAGTGACCTCCGAGCACGCTCTGTTCTTCCTGTACGGCACAGGCGCCAACGGCAAGTCGGTGTTCGTGAATGTGATCACCACGATCTTGGGGGACTACGCCGCCAATGCGCCCATGGACACGTTCATGGAAACCCGTAGCGACCGGCATCCGACCGATCTGGCCGGCTTGCGCGGTGCGCGCTTCGTGTCATCCATCGAAACCGAACAAGGACGGCGCTGGAACGAGTCCAAGGTCAAGGCGATCACTGGCGGCGACAAGGTGTCAGCGCGTTTCATGCGACAGGATTTTTTCGAATACCTGCCGCAATTCAAGCTGGTGATTGCCGGCAACCACAAGCCATCCATCCGCAACGTGGACGAAGCCATGAAGCGGCGTCTGCACCTGATCCCGTTCACGGTCACGATTCCGCCCGAAAAGCGCGATGGCAAGCTCACCGAAAAACTGCTGAAGGAACGTGACGGCATCCTGGCCTGGGCTGTGGAGGGCTGCATGCTGTGGCGACAGCAAGGATTGAAGCCGCCGAAGGTCGTTGTTGAAGCGACGGATGAGTATTTCGAGGACGAGGACGCCATTGGTGAATTCCTCGACGAGGAGTGCTACGTCTCGAGCGTGGCTCGGGAAGCGATCTCAATGGTCTTTCAGCGCTGGCGTGAGCGCGCCGAAAAGCGTGGCGAGTATGTCGGCACCAGCCGTTGGTTGGTTGCCCAACTGCTTACGCGCGGTTTTGAAAAAACCCGACTGACCGGCGGCACCAAGGCCATGTCTGGTCTTTCGTTAAAACCTCGCGAAGCCTCTGGCTATCAGCCTTACCGCGATGACTAACCCAAAGAAGTGACCGAATATGACCGTCCACTCTGTTCCTGTCTACACGTGTACGTGTACGCGCAGGTGTAAGAGTAATTGGAAGTTGGGTCGCCTTTGGTCACTCCAATCAAAAAACGCATTGGAGATGATTATGAACAGCACGATTCTGGCCCTCGATCTGGGCACGCTCACCGGTTGGGCACTGCGCCAGCGGGACGGCAGCATCATCAGTGGCACCGAACCTTTCAAGCCGCAACGCTTCGAGGGTGGCGGCATGCGCTATCTGCGCTTCAAACGATGGCTCAACGAAGTGCTCACGGACGGTGACATCAACGCCGTTTACTTCGAAGAGGTTCGCCGCCATGCCGGCGTCGACGCGGCCCATGCCTACGGCGGCTTCATGGGGCACCTCACGGCATGGTGCGAGCACCACAACATTCCCTACCAGGGCGTCCCGGTCGGAACGATCAAGAAGCACGCAACCGGCAGAGGCAACGCCGGCAAGGACGAAATGATCGTGGCCGCCAAGGCACGTGGCCATGCCCCCGTCGATGACAACGAAGCTGATGCCCTGGCGCTCCTGCACTGGGCCATCGAGACGCAGGAGGTGTGACGTGAAACTGTCGCTACCTACCTATCGTTGCCCCCTGGGCCGCAGCACACAGCGCGTTGAACCGGACAGCATCAAACGCGAAGGCTGGCGCGATCAACACATTCTGGTCGTGGCGGAAAACGACGACCGCTTGGATTTCGTGGAACGTGAATTCGTTCGGCAGTTGGGCGAACGACTGTATGGGGAGAAGCGTCGTGGCTGAATGGACAACAGAGGATGTGGCCGCGAGGTTTGCCGAGGCCGCCGAGACCGGGCGGCGTCTGCCCCGCGTCAAAGTGCAGGGCTACTTCAACGTCTGGCCCGCGTTTGCCCGAGAGGTGTGGGAGTCCAGTCCTGATGACGATCACGTCTATCGCCCCTTGCCGCCCACGCCGCAGGCCATCGACCGAATGATGGAGACGATGCGCTGGGTGTTGTGGCTTGAGGAGGAGCAACGGCACTTGGTCTGGATGCGTGCCAAGGACATCGACTGGAAGATCATCGCACGTCGTCTGGCCTGCCATCGCACCACGGCCTGGCGTGCATGGCAGAAGGCTTTGACTACAGTCGCTGCGCACCTGAACGGAGTGTCAGAAACCAATGCGCCAGTGGGCATGAGTGAAGTTAGGTGAAACTGCCGGCGCGTTCCAATCGCTGCGAAATCGTGAGGATGAACGCTGGATTCATGCGCTTTTAGGGCTGCAACATTTCAGACGATTATTGCTATTATTGCTGCTAAGGTCGCGAGCAAAGACCGACAGGCACCGAAGGCCACAGGAGACTGTGGCCTTCGTCGTTTCTGCATCAGGTCTTGCAGACCGACTTGAGAATTTGACGGGTCCTTCCTGGCCAAAAACCCATGCGGGGGGCGACAGCGCGGCATTTCGATAGCGTCAGGCCGTGCAACGAGGTTACCAGTTACCACCCCGGTTACCACCCGAATCGAGTTACCACCCAACCTACGACCCGCCCCTGTGGTGGGTTTTTGCATTCCATGACCCAAACGCTGAACGTCGAGTACCGCAAGGTCGAGACGTTGATTCCCTTTGCGCGTAATCCCCGCACGCATTCCGATGCACAGGTGGCCAAGCTCGCCGCCAGCATTGTCGAATTCGGCTGGACCAATCCCGTCCTGGTGGACGGGAGCCAGGGGATCATCGCCGGACACGGCCGTCTGGCCGCTGCCCGCAAACTCGGACTGGCCGAAGTGCCGGTCATCGAACTGGGGCATCTCACGCTGGCGCAAAAGCGCGCCTACGTGATTGCCGATAACCGCCTGGCACTGGATGCCGGGTGGGACGAAGAGATGCTGGCGGTGGAACTGGCCGAGCTATCAGAGTCTGGTTACGACCTGACACTGACCGGGTTCTCCAACGACGAGATTGAGCAACTGCTGGTCGATGCCGAAGGCGGGAAAGCCGAAGATGACTCGGCCGAGTCAGATGCGGATGCCGCTGACGATGTACCGGACGCGCCAGCCAACCCGATCTCGCGTTCCGGCGACGTCTGGCAGTTAGGTGCGCACCGCGTCATCTGCGGTGACGCCACCGATGCTGGCGTGGTCGCTGCACTGATGGCCGGCGACAAGGCCGTGCTCTGCTTTACCTCGCCACCCTATGGCAACCAGCGTGACTACACGAACACCATCATTGATTGGGATGCCCTGATGCGCGGCGTGTTCAATCAACTACCAATGGCCGCCAATGGCCAAGTGCTGGTCAATCTTGGATTGATCCATCGTGAGCAGGAAGTCATCCCGTACTGGGACGCCTGGCTCGACTGGATGCGTGCCCAAGGCTGGCGACGCTTCGCCTGGTACGTATGGGACCAGGGGCCGGGACTGCCCGGCGACTGGAACGGACGTCTGGCACCGGCCTTCGAGTTCGTTTTCCACTTCAATCGGAAAGATTCCGAGCCGCGCCGCCCGAACAAGATCGTTCCCTGCATCTACGCCGGGCGCGACACCCACTTGCGCGGTGACGGCACCAGTGCCGGTGGCATGCGCAACAAGGATGGCAGCAAGACCGCCTGGAACCATGTCGGCCAGGTCACGCAGGAGACCAAGATTCCAGATTCCGTGATTCGACTCATGCGACACAAGGGCAAGATCGGTCAGGACATCGATCACCCGGCCGTGTTCCCGGTGGCATTGCCGCAGCATGTTTTGGAAACCTACACCGATGCTGGCGATATCGTGTTTGAACCGTTTTGCGGTTCTGGCACCGCGCTCCTCGCGGCGCAGCGTACTGGTCGGGTGGTTCGGGCCACCGAGATTGCACCAGAGTATGTCGACGTGACGGTCAAGCGCTTCCAGCAGAATTTCCCGGAGGTGCCAGTCACGCTCGTGGCCACTGGCCAGACCTTTGATGCGGTCGCCACTGAACGATTGGGAGCGTCGGCATGACGATCTCCTGGCTTGCCGACAAGATCGAACAATGGCCGACCGACAAACTTGTGCCCTATGCACGAAACGCGCGCACGCATTCAGAATCTCAGGTTGCTCAGATCGCAGCCTCCATTGCCGAGTTCGGATTCACCAATCCCATCCTGGCCGGGGGCGATGGCGTCCTTGTCGCCGGGCATGGCCGACTGGCGGCGGCCCAGAAACTCGGCATCGTCACGGTGCCGGTGGTGGTGCTCGATCACCTGACGCCAACCCAACGCCGGGCTCTGGTAATCGCCGACAACCGCATCGCCGAGAACGCCGGCTGGGACGACGCCATGCTGCAAGTGGAATTGTCGTCACTCCAGGACGACGACTTTGATTTGTCCCTGACTGGCTTCGATGCCGACGCACTGGCCGACTTACTGGCTGGCGAGGAGACGACGACCGAGGGACAGACCGACGACGACACCGTACCGAATTCCTCTGGCGAAACCGTGTCACGAACGGGTGATGTCTGGATCTGCGGCAACCATCGGGTGATCTGTGGTGACTCAACCGATGCTGATGCGTATGCCGCGTTGCTGCGCGACGAGGTCGCCGACATGGTGTTCACGGATCCGCCCTACAACGTCGACTACGCCAATACAGCCAAAGATAAGATGCGCGGCACCAACCGCCCGATCCTGAACGACAACCTGGGCGACGGCTTCTACGATTTCCTGCTGGCGGCGTTGACGCCGATCGTGGGGCATTGCCGGGGCGGGATCTACGTGGCCATGTCGTCGAGTGAACTCGATACCCTGCAGTCGGCGTTCCGTGCTGCAGGTGGCAAGTGGTCTACCTTCATCATCTGGGCCAAGAACACTTTTACGCTCGGTCGCGCCGACTACCAGCGGCAGTACGAGCCCATCCTCTACGGATGGCCAGAAGGCGGTGAGCGTCGCTGGTGTGGCGACCGGAACCAGGGTGACGTATGGCAAATCAAGAAGCCACACAAGAATGACCTGCACCCGACGATGAAGCCGGTGGAACTGGTGGAACGAGCGATTCGGAATTCCAGCCGACCGGGCGATGTGGTGCTGGATCCGTTCGGCGGCTCAGGGACAACAATGATTGCTGCCGAGAAGTCAGATCGCAAGGCGCGGTTGATCGAACTCGATCCGAAGTATGTGGACGTAATCGTGCGCCGTTGGCAGGAGTTTTCCGGTGGCAGTGCCACTCGTCAGTCCGACAAGGCTGCCTTTAACGATGTCTTAGTGGCGCAAAATTGACGATGGGGACCGAAGTCCCCACCGGCTTTTCTTTGGTAACAAGGCTCAAGCAGCCTCGGCAAAGGCCTTAAGCGGCGATTGCGAAACGCTCATCGTTGGCGTTTAGAGATTTGCTTCATTAACGTCGATCGCCTGACGAGTTGCCTGCTTTCCTTCGTTCGCCCTGTCGAAGCCATGGCACCCCCA